TGGTGCGGAAAGTTACTGTAGAAATAATAGAGTGGATCGATCCTTATTCTGTTGACGAGTGGTCAGAGATGTCAAGTTTTTCAAGCAAAATCAATCGTGTTACATCTATTGGTCAAGTTTTAGATGAGACTTCTACTGAAATAGTGATGGCATTAAATTATGCACCTGCTGATGATCATGCTTCATGTATAATGGTGATTAATAAATCCACGATCACTCAAAGGCGTAAAATCGATGTCAACAAGGTTCAAAAAAAACGCAGATGAAGTAGCGTACTTACTTGAGTGCGATGAAGACATGTATAGATTCAGGCTCACACTGATAAGTGGTGGCGAGATAACTCCCCAGATGTTTATAAATGCATTGGTTGCGTTTGTAGATGACCATATCCACGAGCCAGAAAAACTATTTGATGAGATGGGGATAATGGACTACCCTCTGCAGTAAAAAGGGGGTACGGCGGTGCAGTATCACTGTAAGTACGATGAATTAAGGGATCCAGACTTATTAACACCACATCCACGCAATGCTAATAAGCATCCTGATCGGCAGATTGAGTTGTTAGCTAAGATTATTGATCATACTGGGTTTAGGCATCCTGTGGTGGTTAGTAAGACCAGTGGATATATAGTTGCAGGTCACGGGAGAGTGCAAGCTGCTAAAAGGTTACGCATTGAGGTGCCTGTACAAGAGCAGCACTTTGCTAACGAGGCTGAAGAGTTTGAGTTTCTAATAGCTGATAACAAAATATCAGAGTTAGCAGAGCACGATGATAACGTGATGATAGAGGGTATTAAGGAATTAGAGATTGAAGACTTTGAGCTATTAGGTTTAGAGGATTTTGATTTGCCTGTAGAGCCAGAAGAAGCACAGTGTGATGAAGACGAGGTACCGGAGAATGTTGATACTAGATGTAAACTGGGCGACACTTGGATACTTGGTTCACATCGTCTGCATTGTGGTGATGCTACTGATGTACTACAGGTTGAGAAATTAATGGATGGTGATAAAGCTGACATAACTTTTACTAGTCCACCTTATAATGCGGGGAAAAATATTAGAGGTCACTTTTATGAGAATGACACCGACGACAAGTCAGAAAATGAATATGTAGACTTTTTGTTGTCTTCGTCTGAGTTGTGCTTGCATAATTCAACTTTTGTTTTTTGGAATGTTCAGTTATTGGAAGGGAACAAATATTCATTAACTGATTTTCAATTCAAGAGACGTGACCAGATAAAAGACATTTTGATTTGGAACAAAAAGCAATACCCTCCACATATAAACAAAGGAACTTTTGGGTGTAAGTGGGAATATGTTTTTGTATTATGCAATGACTCTAAATCAAGGTCGTTTCCTTGTCGTTGGCAGGGCAAATTCCCAAATGTGATAGAAACTGAAAATGCGTCGGGCAATGAATATGCAAAAACTCACAAAGCTACATTTCCGGTTTCGTTTCCATCGTGGATCCTTGAAAAAATGGATTTTGCAAAAACAGTTTATGACTGTTTTGGGGGTTCTGGTACCACCATGATCGCCGCCGAGAAGCTAGGCCGCAAATGCTACATGATGGAACTAGACCCACATTACTGCGATGTGATATTATCTAGGTGGGAGAAATACACAGGCAAAGAGGCAAAGCTTGAAGCTTGATTTCAGAGACGGGTCAGAAGACTTCACAGAGATACAAAAAGAATACGCTGCTTACCTGTTAAGCGGTGCTACTCTTAATGAAGTAGAGATCAATGCCAAGTTTGGCGATCAAATAAATCAATTAAGAAACAATCTAGACATTAGAAGATACGTAGCTGATCAAAAGATATTAAGACAAAATAAAAAAGCATTATTAGATCAGATGCACATTGATAAGATAGTAAAACTAATCCCTATGGCTGTTAAGGTATTGGTTCACGGTATGAATCCTAACAGTACTAATAAGCTCACTCCTGATCAGAAGTGGGCTGCAGGTCTTGTATTAAAACCAGGTCTTGCACAGCTAGAGAAGATGTCTATTAACGCTGCGGATTTAGAATTTGAATTTGATGACAACGGAAATGCAATCAGAATCGATAAGCAAGACGAAGCTCTTTGAGAAGACTCAGAGACAGCGTGACGCTATTGATTTATTGGCTTCTAAGAAGCACGCTATGTGCTATGGCGGATCCCGGTCTGGTAAGACCTTTATCATCTGTTACGCTATCATTGTTAGGGCATCAAAGACTAAATCAAGGCATTTAGCCTGTAGATTTAAGTTTAATCATGCAAAGACCAGTCTTTGGCTTGAGACATTTCCTAAAGTATTTGCTCTATGCTTTCCAAACTTGTCGTATAAGGAAAATAAGTCTGATTATTATTATAAATTAAGAAACGGATCAGAGATTTGGGTATCAGGTCTTGATGAAAAAGACCGTACGGAGAAGATATTAGGTAAAGAATACTCAACAATATACTTTAATGAGTGCTCTCAAATTCCATATACCTCCGTCACTATGGCTTTAACTAGGTTAGCTGAGAAAAATGATCTACCAAAGCGTGTATTTTATGATGAAAACCCTCCAACACGTAGACATTGGTCGTATCCGCTATTTATGCTTGGTAAAGACCCTCACACGTATGATTTAAAGAAAAACAAAGACGATTACGGTCATATATTAATGAATCCTCAAGACAATATGGATAATATTGATCAGGAGTATTTAGACTTACTTGATAGTTTGCCTGAAAAAGATAAGCAGCGGTTTTTAAAAGGGGAGTTTAGTGAAGAGGATGATTACTCTATTTACTACGCTTTTGATCGGGAAAAACACGTAAAAAAATGCTTTAGAAACCCTAACTACCCGATTTTAATTGGTATGGACTTTAACGTAAACCCTATGACTGCTGTGGTGATGCAAAACTATGGCGGCAGTACTTACGTCATAGATGAGTTTTGGGAAATGGGATCCGATACGAGAAAGTTTTCTAAACTTATAAAGTTAAAGTATGGAACAGGGCATCAAGTGATACCAGATAGTACGGGTAAAGCTTTAAAGACGAGTGGTGCGGGTTTAAGTGATCACATGATTTTAGAGGAAGAGGGATTTCGCTTGGTTGGTCAGACGAATCCATTTAGGGTTGATAGATATAATTGCGTGAATAATTTTTTTGAAAAGGGTAAGATAACAATAGATCCAAAATGTCAAAAGCTAATTATGGATCTTGAGCAGGTGGCTTATAAAGAGGGATCATCAATGCCAGACACTAAAGATAAGTCATTAACGCATATTTCAGATGCGTTAGGTTATGGTCTTTACTGGATTGAGCCACTATTAAAGCCAAAAGCATCTGTGGGGATGTTGCCAAGGTGATATTTTATGATTGATTTTGAAGTGGATAAAAAAACAGGGTGTTGGAATTGGTTGGGCCATATTAATCCAAATGGATATGCTACTTTTGGTAGGCATAAGTATGCTCATAGAGTTTTTTATAAATCAAACAAGGGTGCTGTGCCTGACGGATATTGTGTTGATCACATTTGTTTCAATAGAAAATGTGTAAACCCAAATCATTTAGAGGCTGTTACTAATAAAGAAAATTGTAGAAGGGGTAAAAACCCTAAAATAAATAAACAACATGCCGAAGAGATTAAGTTTTTATACAAAAAATTTAAACACATAAGGCAAATAGACTTAGCGAATGCTTATGGAATAAGCCGATCTCAAGTTTCACATATTGTAACTAATCGGAAGTGGGTAGGTTAAAATGGCAGAACAGGAAAGACAGTTAGACGGTAACCCAAATCTATTAGACCGAGATGTCCGCAATTTAGTTATAAAGGACATTAAATCTGAAGAAAACAGGGCCAGAAAACGAGAGCAGCAAAAGCGTTTTGATGTTTATCGTGAAAGACAAGACCGATATATACTTGAGCGTCTTGAGCGAGAGTTTTCAGCTAAAACAGTTAATGAAATGCGCAAGATTTTTAGTATTAATTTATCAAAGCGTATCATTGATGAGATGTCTTCTATTTATAACATTGCTCCTGAGCGTGACTTTGCAAAACTAAGTGGCTCAGAGTTAAGTGATGCAGAAATGGCACAGTTAGAAGCTATTTATGAAGAGTGTCGTGTGAATGTGGCTATGAGACAGGCCAACCGCTACTATAACTTACAGGATCAGACGGCTATCATGGCTGTGCCTGATAAGTGCGGTGGTTTGAAAGTTAAGGCCATACCTCAGATGCACTATGATGTTATCCCTGATGCTATTAATCCTGAGAAAGCATACGCATACATACTCAATGTTTGGAATTTTGATCTACATAAGACCACTCGCAACAGTGAGAATGAGCCGACACAGTTAAATAGATACCGTCAGAACGATCGTATGAATCAAGTTATTGCTGATGAGAATGATCGTAAGGCAATGCAAGAGCGATACATTGTGTGGACACCGACTGAGCATTTTGTAATGAATGGCAAGGGTGAGATCCAGGGTGATGTCATGGCCAACCCTATTGGTCGCTTACCTTTTGTTGATGTTGCTGCTGAGAAGGATTTTCAGTTTTTCGTTAGGAGAGGTACAGGTGTTGTTGATTTTGCCTTGGATTTTGGGTTGTTGCTCAGTGATCTTAGTAACATCATACGTTTGCAGGGTTACTCGCAGGCAATTGTACACTCAGAAAAACAGCCGACTAACATGGTGGTGGGTCCTAACCATGTATTGTGGATGCAGCTTGATCCGAATCGTCCTGAGTTGTCACCTAAGTTTGAATTTGCTAGTCCTAGCCCAGATCTTGCTGGCTCATTAGAGTTTCTAGAGACTACACTTCGCTTATTCTTATCAAGTAGAGGTATTGATACTAATACTGTAAGTGGTAAGGCTGAGGCTACTAGTTTTAGTAGTGGTGTAGAGAGATTGCTAGCGATGTTAGATAAGTTTGAGGCGACTCGTGCAGACT